TCTATATGGCTTTTGCAGACACCCGTGAAGCGGCTTTCTGGCTTGACTCCAGCAGTAACGACAATGATGTTCAGCACGTTCATCTAGATCACAACGATACCGTCAGTGATTCACCTACGGACAATCATGCAACGATGAATCCAGAAGCCGTAGCCGAAGGCCAAGCCCAATCTACACTTTCTGAGGGTAATTTAAAGGTTGATTTAGGCACACCCAGTACAAAGGTCGCTCACACATACGGCACAATTGCTGTCCCTGCATCAGGCAAATATTTCTTTGAGGGAACATTCAGTAATGTATCCGGCGGCCCCAGAATCGGAATATCTGTTGTGCGAACAAGTGCAAACCAATCCAGATATGTTTATGTTAGTGACGGTAATAAAATCGTAAATACTACTGGTTCATCTTATGGTGCATCCTATGCGGCAGGTGATGTCATTGGAGTAGCCGTCAACGTCGATGATAATGAAATAACATTTTTTAAGAATGGATCTAGCCAAGGAGCGTTTACCATTGACCTGACGTTATCTACTGGTGGCTCTAGCTCTGATTATTTTCCGTTTATTACAAATGGATCAGGAAGCTCAACCTCAGTTGTTGAGTTTAATTTTGGAGCAAGCGGTTTTGCTCACACACCGCCCGATGGTTTTGTCGCACTCAGCACAACCAACCTGCCAAACCCACCGATTGACAACGGGGCGGGCGAAGAGGCCAGTGACCATTTTAACACGGTGTTGACTACATCGACAGGTTCTACATTAAGTGTTGATGTAGGGTTTGCGGCTGATTGGTTATGGACTAAGGCAAGAAATTTTGCTCGTAGCAACGAATTACACGACACAGTGCGTGGCGACAATAAGCGATTGAAATCCGATGCCACAACTGCGGAAGAATCTTATTCTAATTATCTTACATTCGACTCTGATGGTGCTGATTTAGGAACGAATCATAACCTTGGTTATCACGCAGATGGCACAACTACTGGCGTAGTGTGGGCGTGGAAAGCGGGAACCAGTTTCTCAAATGATGCGAGTGCGACAGGTGTAGGCACGATAGATTCGACAGGTACTGTAAACACAAAAGCTGGCTTCAGTATCATATCTTATACTGGCACTGGTTCTAACGGCACTGTGGCCCACGGGCTTGGGGCTGTCCCCGAATGGATAATTTTTCGTGACAGAGATAACGTCAATGATTGGATAGTTTACCATGTTGGGTTAGGAAACACTCATGGAATTAAACTAAATGAAGCTCAAGCGTCGTTTGATGAAGCAACGCTCTTTAATGACACAACGCCAACGTCTAGTGTGTTTAGTTTGGGAACTGCCAATATAGCAAATAACACAGCGGCGACTATTGCGTACTGCTTTGCACCAAAAGAGGGATATTCAAAGTTTGGTTCATATGAAGATAATTATGTTAGCGATTACGATATTGATTCTCCATTCGTATACACAGGATTCAGACCCGCATTTCTTATCATAAAAGGAACAAGTGCTGGGCGTGAATGGGTCATCTATGACAACAAACGCACACCTGATGATGGGGTTTATCTCAGGGCAAACACAAGTGCGGCTGAACAAACAGATGCAACAAACCATGATATTTCGTTTTTAAGTAACGGCTTTAAGATTCGTGGTGGTTCCGGTGATATAAACACAACCAATGAATCGTATATTTATATGGCATTCGCCGATCAACCGTTTAAATTTGCCAACGGAGGCATAGAATAATGTGGGTTCATGCAGGGAAAGTAATTAGAGTCGGAAGAACGTGGACCTCTGTCGATGGCATCAAGCATCCTTACAATTGGAACAACTGGACAGAGGAAGAGAAGAAGGCGGCAGGGCTGGTAAATGACACCTCTTTAGACCCGAAACCGTATGACAATCGCTTCTATTGGGGGTGGAATGCCGACAAAACCTCGCTCATCGAAAAAAACATCGCAGATGTCAACGAGGTTGACGACGATGGAAAACCGATCCTCGACGATGACGGAAACCAAGTCGTCACCCTTGGACTCAAATCAGTTGCTATTGCAAGAACAAAAGAAACAGCGGGAACAAGATTATCAAAATTTGACTGGATGGTCATTCGCAAGACGGAGGCGGGAACGGCGATACCGGATACCGTTGGAAATTACAGAACGGCTGTCCGCGATAAATGCAAAGCTATCGAAGATGCAATAACAGCGTGCGATACGTTGGCAAAGTTCATGGCTTTGTACGATGTGCCTATGAAAGATGGTAAGCCGACGGGCAATGCACCAATCCACGATTGGCCTGATGAAATCTGATGCCTTTAACGAAGCTTGCTTTTAGACCAGGAATCCAGAAAGAGGTTACCTCGTACTCTAACGAGGGAGGCTGGAACGACTGCGACAAAGTCAGGTTTCGTGCAGGGTTTGCTGAAAAAATAGGTGGTTGGCAGAAATTTTCAACAAGCTCGTACCTTGGCACAGCCAGAGCACTACACGCTTTTGTTGCACTAGATAAGAGTCGTTATCTAGGTGTTGGCACAAACAAAAAGTATTACGTTCACGAAGGTGGTACTTTTTATGATATTACGCCAATTCGTTTAGCGACATCAGCGGGAGACGCAACCTTTGCCGCTTCTAACGGATCGTCAACAATCACTGTGACTGAAAACGGTCACGGTGCGATTGCTGGTGACTTTGTATCTTTTACCGGTGCTGCAAGTCTTGGTGGCAACATCACGGCAAGTGTTCTCAATCAAGAGTACGAAATCCAAAGTGTTGCTGATCAAAACTCTTATACAATTATTGCAAGAGTAGCGGAAACCACAATTCAATCGCTGACTGATGACGGTTCTATTAACAGAACGCCTGTTACAGCTAATTCTTCTGATACAGGCAATGGTGGAGGTTCTGTTGCCGCTGAGTATCAGATCAACACAGGTCTTGATACCAGTGTGCAAGGCAATGGTTGGGGCGCAGGAACCTGGGGCCGTGGCACTTGGAACAGCAACGCAGATGTGGTTGGTTCAAACCAGGCATTCTCTATTCTTCGTATCTGGACACACGACAACTTTGGCGAAGACCTGATTATTAATGTCCGTGATGGCGACATCTTTTACTGGGATGCCAGTGGAGGAACAGGTGCTCGCGCAGCAAAACTATCTTTACGCAGTAACGCGGACGCAGGAACTCCTACAGTTGCTAAGAAAGTTATTGTTTCTGATGTAGACCGACATGTTATTTGTTTTGGTTGCGACGCTGTAGGTGCAATCGGTACACAAGATCCGCTGTTGATACGATTCAGCAGTCAGGAAGATCCGACAACTTGGATACCATCAGCAACCAATACCGCCGGTGATCTACGCATAGGCTCTGGGTCAGAGATTGTAACTGCCGTCGAAACCAGACAGCAGATACTGGTGATTACCGACGTGTCTGTTCACAGTATGCAGTTCCTTGGACCACCGTTCACCTTTGGTGTGCAGATGATTTCTGAAAACACCACCATTCGCAGCCCACAAGCCGCTGTTGCTGTAGACGACACAGTGTTTTGGATGGGTGTGCAAGAGTTTTATGTGTACAACGGATCGGTCAAAAAGCTGCCATGCTCTGTGAAAGATCATGTGTTTAGTGATTTCAACAGTGATCAAGCTGAGAAAGTGGTTGCTGGGGTCAACTCTAGTTTTGGTGAGATATGGTGGTTCTATCCATCAGCAAGTTCTACCGAAAACGACAAATACGTTATCTATAACTATGAACAACAGATTTGGTATATCGGCAGTCTGACACGCACAGCTTGGCTGGATCGTGGCATCAATAATTTTCCGATTGCAGCACACTCTGACAATTATCTGTATGAACATGAGTTTGGTTTTGACGATGGAAGCACTAACACAGCTTTGTCCGCGCACATTGAATCAAGTCAAATGGACATACAGGATGGCGACGGGTTCTTGTTCATACGACGCATCTTGCCTGACTTGACGTTCAGAACCTCTACAGGCTCTGGTAGCGACAACCCAGCAGCCAACTTTATATTGAAAGCGCGTAATTTCCCCGGCACAAATTATGGTGATCCTGAAACTGGCGGTGTTACGCAAACATCAACCAGCCCAATTGAGCAGTTTACCGATCAGGTGCATGTGCGATTGCGTGGACGGTCGTTTGCTTTACGGGTAGAAAGCACGGCAGAGGGTGTTGGTTGGCGGTTAGGTAGTCCGCGTGTTGATATTAGACCGGACGGCAAACGATGAGTCGTCGATTAGCCAGACCGTTTTTTCCTGTGCCACCACAGGACTATGACCGTAGTTACTTTACAGAGGTTATCCGAGCGTTTTCTGTGTTCTTGCAACAAGTGCAGAATCCAGGTGATGCACGGCACACGGAACTAACGTTAACAAACATACAAACGCACGATCAGGGATTAGAGGTTGGTGCTTTGTTTAATGTAGATGGCTTTGTTAAGATAGCGCAAAGTCATAATCCGCACGTTGCTGGCAACTCCGCAACTGGCGCAGTCGGTACAGTTAGTGTCACTACATAGGAGCGGGTATTGAGCTTTCTCAAAAAAATAGCACCTATTGCTGGCGCAATAATAGGAGCACAATTTGGTAATCCTGCGCTTGGCTCTGCACTTGGTGGTGGTATTGGTTCTTTATTAGCTGGAGCCGACTTAGAAGATGCACTTAAGACAGCAGCCATTGCAGGTATTGGTGGTGCCGCATTAAAAGGCACGGGTGCAGAAGCAGCAGCGGGTGCAGAAGCAACATCTAGTGTGGCAGCAAGTGCTCCTTCAGCCGCCACGGTTGATGCACTAGCAAAGTCTAAGGCTGCTGGTGCTGGGATCATGGAACTTATTAAAGAAAATCCTCTTACATCTCTTACACTTGGGACCTCGGCCCTGGGTATTCTTGCTAGTGAGGAAGAAGAAGAAAGAGAGCTAACCGAGTTAGAAAAACGACAATATGAGACAGGTGAAAGGGTCCCGGACTACGTTGGTAACCCAGACCTAGTTTCACGTTTTGACTATGAAAATTTAGCAAGAATGTTTCAAGAGGGCGGTTACATAGAAGGACCTGGGACAGGGCGCAGTGATAGTATTGATGCCGGTATCTTTCAAAATGGCATGAAAGTCCAGGAGGCAAGACTGTCGGACGGTGAGTTTGTAATGACAGAAAAAGCTGTTCGTGGTTTAGGTCAAGGCGACCGAGCTAAGGGTGCCGCGAAAATGTACGAAATAATGCAAAAATATGAAAGGATGGCCTGATGGCAGAAGTAGTAGAAACCCGTCGCCTAGACCTTTTACCTGAGTACCAGGAAAAGTTTTTAAAAGACCTGCTTGCAACAACACAGGCAAGAGCGGGTGAGCCAACTTTTATACCAGATCGTCAAGTAGCTTCCCTCAGTGATGCACAAAAAGCGGCCATACAACTTGGAATATCAGGGGTTGGGTCATTTTTGCCAATGCTACAAGCGGGTGAGCAAACATTAGGAGCAGGTGCGGGTGCGATACAACAAGGTATTGGCACAGCACTCAGTGGTGCTCCGCTACTGTTGGGAACTACTGGAGCATATGACCCACAATCTGCTCAAGCTTTTATGAACCCGTTTACAGAGCAGGTAATTCGACAAACAGAACGCGATATTCAAAGACAAGGTGACATAGAAAGGCAACGTATTGGAGCAGGGGCTGTTCGAGCAGGGGCTTTTGGTGGATCAAGACAGGCAGTTGCTGACCAGGAACTACAACGTAATCTTTCTGACCAGATGGCACGAACCAGTGCACAACTTCGCTCGGCAGGATTTCAGCAAGCGCAAGCGCAAGCGCAAAATGCTTTTCAAAATCAGATGGCTAGGCAACAGTCTGCCGCACAGTTGTTTGGGCAACTTGGACAGGGTATCGGAAGCCTTGGCACTGGGCTAACCAGGGCAGGGGTATCTCAAGCAGCCTTGGGTGAGGCAGCACAAACAGGTCAACAACGTGATATTAATGCTTTATTGAACTTAGGTGGCCTAGAGCAACAACAAGCACAAACGGAAGCACAAGCACAAAGACAAACAGAACTAGAGAGACAGTTTGAGCCGTTCCAACGAATAAGTTTCATGTCTGATGTGTTCCGAGGAGTGCCTTCTCAAAGTCAAACAATAGCTCAACAAACAGCACCTAGCCCATCTATTGTTTCGCAGCTTGGTGGTATCGGGGTAGGTATCGGAGGACTCGCACAAGCAGGTCTTTTTGATAAAATCTTTGGGCTATCAGGACAAAAATAATGAAAGTAGAAGATCGTAAAATGTTTCGCCGTAAAGATGCCCGTAACAAGTTACGGCAGCTTGGTGGCATTATGACTTCTAGCCCTGACTTAATGCAAAGCGTTCAAAAATTTAGTCGTGGTGGAGTAGCACAGGCACAGCAACAACTTCCAAACCAACTTCCAAACTTGCTTAGTCGTGCTCCCATGGGCATAGACCCAAGGGCTGCTTTGATCGCTCAAGAAGACGCTTTGCGTGCGGCTCCTTTTGGTGGAGAAATTAGTCCAGAGTTGGACCGAGCGTTAAGTATGCCTAGAACAGGAACAGGTGTAGCAGATGCAGATGCAGAATCACAGCAACTGTTCAACCAACTAAGAAAATCTTTGGGTGATAGATTTATTGAAAATTTACCTAAATCAGATAACAGCCTTCCTGATGCCCCTGTAATAACTGAAACATCTTTACTAGTTGAGCCAGTGGAAACCGGAAAAGATATTGTAGATTACGCAAAAAAACTAAAAGACAGTAAAGCAGCTTCAAAAGATGTACAAGATAGGATTTTTGAAATGTTGGCTGTTAAAGAGCCAGATGAAAAATTAAGCCTGGAAGATCGTTTTAAAAAAATGAAAGAAGTTAGAAAGAACGTTCTTGGAGATAATACAGAAGCGGAAAAATCAATTGACGGCTTTAATCTAGCCATGCTTGGCTTTGCCATAGCAGCCGGTGACAGCCCAAATGCTCTGACCAATATTGCAAAGGGTGCTGCAGCCGGTGCTCAACAAATGCAAGCAACTGCTGAACGCAGACGTGCTCGTGCAGAACGGATACAAGAAGCAGACTTTCAACAAGCGGTGCAGGATGAAAGACTTGCGGAACAATACGAACGTGAAGAGCGTCGTTTTAGAGAAGGCAAAGCACTTACCTGGGCTACTACGGTGTACTCAGATGCACGACAAGATGAAAGATTTATTCAGCAAGCAGCCATCACACAAGCACAGTTAAAAACTAAACTTGCTCAAGAAATACGCATAGCAAACACCAAAGAAATTAACGAAGAGCGCAGATTTAAAGCCGAGAACGAAACTAAACTACTTACATCAGTTATTAAAGGACTAGAAAGCGGCGAAGTTGCTTCGATAGCCACTGCTAATTTATTAGCACGAGGAATCAAACCAACTGACCCTAACTTCTTTTCGAGCTTGGTACCTGAAATTGAAGGTCTTATTCAAAATCCAGATATAATCAGAGCAATTCAACTAGGGCAAAAAGGCAAATCACTTGATCCTGGAAAAGAAAGGGGTGCTTATATTGCTGACGCTATTGCGAAACTAAGTGCGAAAGACATACGAGAAATTGCGAGTCAGTTTGATAAAGACACGATGACGCAAGATCAATTAATTAAATATTTTGGAGATGCTTATGACAAAGCACAAGGTAATGTTCCTGCGCTTCAAGCTGCTCCAGGGACAGGGATTGTTCTTAACCCTGATGACTTTACCGTTGTGGAATAATCTTCATGGCAACATACAAACTTCAAGGTCCAGACGGAAAAGTCTATCAACTTGAAGGACCAGAGGGTGCTTCAAAAGAACAACTTGTACAAGTTCTTCAATCAAAACTAACAAAACAACCATCCGCTGACCCCGAACCTGAGACAGAATCTGAAGGTTTATTCCAAGAAATTGGTGAGGGTCTTTTATCTGGCAGTTCAAAAGCTGTGCAAGGTCTGGTAGAGACCGGCACCTTACTATACGACTTAGCTGCTGACGATGACATAACATCAGATGTTTCACAAAGATTTGACGATTTTAGAGCTTCTCTTGGACTCGATCCTGTTGGTCTTCCTGGTGAGATAGCAGAAATTGTCACGCAATTTGTGGTTCCAGGTGGTCTTGCTGTTAAAGCCGTGGGCAAAGGTGTCAAAGTGGCGGACAAAGTTTTGTCACCAAAAGATGTTGCGTTACTCCCTGCCCAAATAGCTGTTGATCCAATAGGGACTGTTGTTAAGAGGACAGCGGCCCTCTCTCCTAAACTTAGGGGGCAAGATATTCTAGGAACAAAACTTGGAAAACAAAGAGAGGCTTTTCGTAAAGGGTTAAGTCCACAAGATTTGTCAAAACCACAAAAATTTGCTCTGGGTGCAGCCACCTTGGGTGCAGTTGCTGGTGCCGATGTTATGGTTGCAACGGATGATGTTACAACTATCGGTGATTTTTTTGAGGGCGGACCGACACAGACGAGTCGTGAAATAGGGCTTTCAGGTCGTGAAGAGACTCTTCGTAGAATAGGCAACAAATTAAAAATTGGTGTAGAAACAGGGGGTATCGTTGCTGCAACACCACCAGTGTTAGGTGCTGCAGGGGCAACTTTGGGGTTTGTTGGAGACAAAGCAGCAGGAGTTGTTGCACCAGTTTTATCTCCAGTAGCACGCGCAGTACGTGAATCTACTATTCCCAAACAAGTTGCTGATTATTTAGCTGATATTGAAGAAAGACGTATTCTTAACTCACCTACAGAACCATTAAAAAATATTAAGAACCCTTTTACTGGAGAAGATATACGGATCCCTATTCTTGGGGGTAATCTTGGAGAAGAAACCTTAGCTAATTTTTTATCTATCTTTCGTTCTCGTGGTTACTTACCAGAGGACGTTTCGCTTCAACGTTTGTTAATTGCTGCCGAAGGCGAAGCCAGTATAAGAAACGCCAAAGCAGTGTTGGCTGATTTTCAAAACAACTTAGTGTCTGTGATAGAAGAACAAAGGAAGTTAGATCCTAACGGAGTAGATACTGATCTTATTAAACTGCAATACTTTAATAATATTGAGGCTGCTTTAACTGCGACCAAAACTGAAGACCTGAACAACGCGCTTGCAGAACTGCCAAAAGAGATAAGGTCAGATGTTCGTAAAATGGCTAACCAACTTGATAGCGCACAATCTGCTATTTTAAACAGTGATTATTTTAAAAACTTAACCAGAGTTGTGGGTGTTGATCCACAAACGGGAGCAGTTATTAATGCACAATCTGCTGAAGATTTACAAAAAACAATACGCAGTAACTTAAATGGGTTCTTGCGCCGCAGATTTGAAATATTCGAGAACGAAAACTACAAACCTAGTGATCAAGTTCGTGCAGAGGCTATTGATGGGTTCTTGCTTGATAACGATTCTCTTTTAGCGTATTTAACGAAAGGATATAACGCTGAAGCACCAGGACCTGAAACACTTAGAAAATTTGGGTTGATAGAGGAAAATTTACCTGATGGTGGTATAGGACTTGCTCTTAGACCATTAGTTGATGACGATGCTCTTAGAGCAAGAGCATCGTTAGGCACCGATCAATTTTTAAGATTTCATCAAATAAAAAACCGGGAGGCTCTTTCTAAAAGGACTGAAATAGCCAGGAACCGGTTAAACCCAGCCCTCTTTTTAAGAAAAGGGGGCTTACCAGAGTATCAAAGAAAGTTGCTTGGTGAATTTTTAGATGTTGATGAAGCTTTTCTTGGGACAGTTGCTGACATCTCTGAGTTTAAAGCGGTTGATGCTTTTTACGGCAGGATACGAAACCAAATTGACACTAATCCTGGTCTGAGACGTTTATTCCACGACACTCGCATAAAAGTTTCTCCAAATGCTAGTCCAGAGCAAGAAGCAAGTTTTATAAAACAAGCCAGGGACAAAAACCTTGCGTTAACACAACAGGGGTTCAAGGTTCTTGACGGTGAAATCATACAATCTGGAACAGACAAAGGTTTATTAGAAAACACAGTGAGTCCAGCACTCTCAAGCTATGGATCATTGCAAGGGTTTGCTGTTCCTGAAGCAGTATTTAATTATTTAAGCAGACCTTTGAAACAAGATGGGGTTACTGCAGCTTTATTTGCAGCTTTAAACACAGGTATTCGAGCTAAATCAACCGTTCAATACTCAAAAACTGTTTTGTCCCCAATTACCCAAATACGAAATGTTACATCTGCCTCTTTGTTTGCACTAATGCAGGGAAATGTTGGACGTGGCGCAAACTTGGCAGAGTCCTTTGACTTAGTGCTAAAAAACTTTGCTGCATCTCCAGAACCCGAAGTGTTGAAAGAACTAACGGAGCTTCAACGGCTCGGGGTTTTAGGATCCCAGGCAGAGCTTCGAGAAATCCAAGACCTGATTCGTCAAGGTGCAGGAGTTAAGGAACTAGAATCCGAAATATTTGTTGAGGGTCTCAAACGTGTACCTAGCTATTCAGAAAAAGTTAATAGAAGCAAGTTTTCTAGATTAGTTTCTGCAACAAAGAAACCTATTAAATCAGTCTTAAAAACAGCAGAGACTGCGTATGCAGGAGGCGATGATCTTTGGAAAATATACAACTTTAAGTTTGAACAACAGAAGCTAGTCAATGCTTTTAGAGGCGTAAGCCCAGAGGACATATATCAAACAATAAAAGGGCAACCAGCACCTCAAGGGGCGATTATTGATGTAGACCGATTAATAACAGAAGAAGCGGCGGACATCGTTCGTAATACTGTACCAAATTACAATATGGTACCCGAAGTCATCAAGGGGCTTCGCAAGGTCCCGCTTATCGGAAACTTTATTTCTTTCCCTGCTGAAATTATAAGGACAGGGACAAATACAATTAATCGTGGCATTAAAGAACTGGCCTCTACAAACCCAGAGCTACAAAAGACAGGGTTAAGGCGATTAACTGGTGCAATATTTACGGCTGGTGTATTGCCACCAGCTTTACAAAATTTAGCGGTATCACTTACAGGTATAGCAAAAGAAGAACTTGAAGCCTACAAAAAATCAGGTCTTGCCCCACCTTGGCAAAAAGAAGCACGCTTGATACCAACAGGCAGAGATGAAAATGGTCTTCCGTTATTTATTAACTACAGCTTTGCTAACCCTTATGAGTTAGTTGAGTCTATGGGTATATCAGCCTTGAACGCTTATGACGAAGCAGAGGCTAGAGGACAGGACTACACTAAGGCCGTAAGTAACGCCATGTTAGCTCCGATAGCAAAGTTCTTTGAACCTTTTTTCGGTGAATCTATTGTTTATGCAAGATTTGCTGATGCCTTTCTTCGTGATGGTAAAACAGAAACAGGTGCTAAGGTTTACGCAACGGAGGATTCTGATGGTGATAAAAATTATCGTCGTTTCCTACATATCATGGATGCGTTTTTGCCTAACTTTGTGCCCATTTCAACAAACTTAGGGGAACCACAAGTAAAACGATTTGCTAGATCGTTTATTAACTCTAGCGGTCTTTTTGATGAAACAGTGTCTGAGAAAGATAAATTAGGAATCGAAAGACAAATTGTTGGTGAGTTGTTACGAGGCATAACAGGATTAACTGAAGAAGCGATAAACGTGGAACGCGGACTTGAGTTTGTGGGACTTGAGTACAAATCAGCTGACACAAGTGCTTCTTCGATCTTTAACAGGGTAGGGACAGACAAAAACCTGGCAAACCCCGATGCAATTTATGATGCTTTTGTTTCAGCAAACGAAGCCAAATATCGGGTTGATACCCGGTTAAAACTAATCTTGGAAGAACTCAATAAGCTTGGTGTAAGTAAAAATCAAATTAGATCGGGTTTAGAAAAGAAGGTAGGGTCGGACAATTTATCTCAAATTATGCGTGGTAAATTTGAGCCATTTGAAATTTCATCAACTATTGAAGAGGTTATGCGTGACAACAAAACCTGGCCTTTAGTCCCTAAAGCCAGAATCAGAGCTTATATTAAAGCACAGAGACGCGTACCTTTAAAGCAAGAAGATGTGCAAAAAGATGTTACAGAAGAAACAAAACCACAGGCTGCTGCACCACCTGCCCCAAGAACTCCTGTAGCTACAGCAGGGATAAATATACCCGATGTTCAACCACCTACAGGTCCGGTATCACAGACATCTCCTATACTGATACCGGACCCAACAACCAGAGCGTTAGCAGAGCAACTGGAGGCAAGACGTGGATAAACAACGGCTTTTTACGCAACTTCGGTTGCATGAGGGTGTGGAGCACATGCCCTATAAATGTAGTGCTGGATTTTTAACAATCGGAGTGGGTCGTAACATCGAGGAACGTGGATTGTCCGACGATGAGATCGACTACATACTTAACAACGATGTCAACATCGCCACTGACGAACTGGTCAAAACCTTTGATTGGTATCCTGATCTTGATGAAGTGCGTCAACGTGTCGTGGTAGATATGGTGTTTAATCTCGGATTGCCGCGTTTCAAGCAATTTCAAAAAATGATCCAGGCCCTAGACGATGGGGACTACAAAGAGGCATCAATCCAGATGATGGACAGCCGTTGGGCATCTCAAGTAGGACAGCGTTCAGAGCGTTTGCGAGACATGATGGAAAGCGGCGAGGATTCATCAGACTTTTAACCAACCTCGCCCCAGTTATTTCCTAACTCCTGATCTACGCTGCTTGGCACACGAAGATCAACACAAGTTTCCATAATCTCTTTGATCCTCGATGCTTGATCCTCGGTGCTAATACTAAAACACAGTTCATCGTGCACAGTCAGCAAAGGCACTAAACCCTCTTTATAACAATCAACCATAGCTTTCTTTGTTTGGTCTGCTGCAGAGCCTTGTATAAGTTTGTTAAGAGCTTTATATGTAAATGCTCTGCGTATACCAGGACCATACTCTTTGATAGCTTCTTCGTGTTTTAGTGGCTTGTTGTAACCAAAGCTATTTGGTTCCCACATATCAAACCTACACTTTCTACCCAATAGTGTTCGTATTTGTCCATGTCTAGCTGCCTTTGAAGCAACCATATCTGCCAAACCTTTAACAAAGGGAACTTTATCGTGGTAAGAGTTTAATAAAGCTTTCGCCTCTTCTTTAGTTATATCAAGCGTATTTGCTAGTTTGCCCTGGCCCATGCCATACATGATCCCAAGATTGACAGTCTTTGCTTGCTTCCTGGTAATGCTTGCCATGTCAGCGACCATTTGATGAAAGTCCACCTCAGAGTCATGGTAAGCACTGACGATGCTCTCTACAGATGGATTTGGGTTGTGGTCCGAAAGAAGAGAGCAATAGTGAACCAATAGTCTTGGTTCCTGGCTTGAATAGTCAAAAGACCCCCACTGATCTCCCTCTTCTGGAATAAACAAACCACGAATCATCTGTTTGATCTCTGGATCCCTTGCAGGTATCTGCTGTAGGTTTGGATTACTTGAACTAAACCGCCCTGTCACAGTGCCACCGTCATCCGACCGCAACTGATTAAATTCACAATGTATTCGGCTGTTGTGCTCGTATCTTAAAATAGAGTCAATAAATGTGCTGCTGGCCTTGTTTAGCTCTCTGATTCTAAGGATCTTGTGAGCCACCTCGTGTGTACAAGCTTGTAAGAATGCTTTTGTTATTGATGGCTGCCCTGATTTTTCTGTAGTTGTGTACGGTATTTGATAGTAATCAAGCACAGATGCAACACTTGTCGCTACCCAGGGTTCTACCAAAATACCTGTGTCCTTTTTAACACTAGCAAGCAGTTCTTTCTCTCTTTTTTGTAGTATGCTTTTCGTTTGTTCGGCCCTGTTTAAGTCAACGCGCACTCCCTTTTCTCGCATGTCAAGAAGCAGTGGCGTTAGAGAGGTCTCTAATTCAAAAATATGAGTTAGCTCTTTCTTGTTTAGCTCTGCCTTTAATATGTTCCACAAAGAAAACGTAAGACTTGCATCTTGCTCTGCGTATGTACCGACATATTTAGCAGGGAGCTTCCATAGTTCTGCCTTTGCGTCGATACCCCAACTAGAGGCAGCGGCACGCAACATCTTTTCGCTTTTTACTGAGCCAACATAGTCGTAACCAAGCGCATTTAACGAGTATGAAAACCTGTTTTCATCTAACAACGGCGCAGCAATCATGGTATCTACAATTTTTCCAGCTACAGTGATGCCCTCATGCCGCAACCAACCCAGGTCATACGTTGCATTGTGAAAGACTTTTGTAATGTATGGTGTATCAAGTTGTTTTTGCAGCCATTTAAACACTATGCTGGGAGCTAGATTACCACCACCTTCGTGTCTAACAGGAAAATACCCTGTGTAATCCCCTGTAGAAACAGCAACACCAACCACATACCCGTCACCACGAACCCAACCAGGCCCTAAAGTTCTTAGGTTCGGGTCTTTTGTTTCTAGGTCTATGGCTATGGTGTCAACGTGTGTTAGGTCTGGAAAGCTTTGTGGAGCGCACCAATCAACCTCTATCTGATCTAACTCTTGTCTTTCAATCCAGTTAATTGTACTTGTGTCTTTAGTCATCAATAGAATCCAATAGCTCTTTTATCTGTTCAAGAGTTCCAGGCCAAACATATATGGGAGTGTCTTCCCCGACATAAGCCCCTTGAACGTTATGTTCAAAGTATTCCAATGCCTCTTCTGAAGTCATACCGTCACGACCCATTAAAATATGAAACATTTTTGATGCGTCATATACGATGATGTACCCTTCTTTACCCCAAAGTTCGGTAAATCCTATGATTGCGTCGTCAAACCCATTTGCCGTCTGTGTCATGTTTCGCTTCTCAATATTTTTGTTCTGAAAAATCCATCATGCTCTGGATGCATTACATGAAAATACCTTGCATAGTAAGCACGGTGATTATTACTGATCTTAAATGAATCACCTTTAGTTTCTATATCTGTGTGCCAGCGTATACGTTCAAAAATTGCATTAACGCTATAGTTCCTTCGCCCTGCGTTGATAGCTTGGAAAGTGTATTTTCTAAATAGATCCCAAACGTGTGGATTCTTTTTATGCCATATCCACCACTGATGTTTGAGAGACTTTGAAGTAGTTTCATCTGTCATAGCTCATACCTATACTTTGTTTCACTGTCTACGATATGCAGATTTTGTTTTGTTCGAGTGACCGCTGTGTAAAAAACGCGGTGTTCATCATCAGGAGATTGCTGCAAGGTTTTATGTGGCATGTAACCCATGTCCGTTAGCAAAACCACATTGTCATCTTCTCCTCCTTTCATGCGATGTATAGTGCTCAAAGCTATATCAGGAGTCTTTTTTATACCTTTCTTTCTTCGTTTGATGGCAGCAATGTAGTCTCTGTCTTCTCGTGATAAATTAATCACGTCCTCTGCCGAGACCTCTTTCTTAACCATCAACCCGTGATTCTTTCTAAGTTCTTCAAAAGAAACACGCTTACTACTGTCCTCTATTTCTAGTGTTTTTGCAGATCCCCAGGCAACAGAAGCATGGTTACCCCTCTTTGGACAGTTGATATACAAACTTTTTGCTTGCTCTATGGTTATAGACCCGTTTTTCTGTAACTCTTCCCACACTTCCATGCTGTTAAGTTGCGAGATATCAAAACTTAGATGCCCGTTTTTTAAAAACAAAACACCGTCTCTTCTTAAATTATCTGCAAGTTCGTTAAGTTGCTTGGAGGTCCGTGACATAACAGTCCACGAACCTTGATCCATGTCTATTTCATCAAGACTCATGTGATAGTTGATTGATCCTTCGTGCGCAGTGGACTGCCAATCTTTAGGCTGACGAACAGAAATGCGTTTAGCTAAGGTAGCAGCTAACCCGTGAACTGCCTGTGGCACTCGATACGACTGCTCTAGAACCTGGATGTTAGTGCATGCTTTTAACATCTTGGTTACGTCAACTCCGGTGTATCTAAAAATAGCTTGGTCATCGTCACCTGCGTACCACACACGTTTAGCTCGTTGCTTCAACACTTCAACCTGTTGCCATTGCAGCGGGGTGAGGTCTTGTGCTTCGTCTATAATTAACACATCGATAGCAGGGCCAGTGCCCTGCTTGACCATGAGATCAATCATGTCTGTAAAGTCGTATTTACCTAGCTCTTCCTTGTAAGACGCATACACTTTGTTTAATTTTTCTAACAAAGGCCACCGTATGTTGTAGTCTCCAAAATCGTTGTACTCACGCTCCAAAGATACACACCGCATTTTAGCTCTGTGTATTAGCGTCAGGTATTTGTTACCCTCTTTGGCAGATAGCTGCATGATTCCGTCAGCATCGTAGACATCCCTGTTATCAAACGACATCCCCATTTGAGCACCAATCTGTTTAAGATCGTAGACACTAACAATCTCTTCTTTGCGTAGCCCCAGAAACCTAAAGCCCATTGAGTGAAGGGTTCTAAAATACGGAGTATCTTTTTCCGTTAAGTTAAAGTTAGCACTGACCCGCTCCCTTGCTTCGTGTATGGCCTTTCTTGAAAAAGAGCAAAAAGCAATCCTGTCAGGTGTAGTGCCCCTGTCTAACTCTTGTTGAATGATGTTCATCAAGGTATATGTTTTGCCACACCCAGGTGGTCCAAAAATTAATTGCTCACTCATGGTTCATTTTTTCCATCCATTGCTCTATCTCCTTTGTCTTCCATCGTATGGACCTTCCAATCTTGTACGGTGGGGGCAGCTTTTCATTGCGCACCCAGCGGTATACCGTTGACCGGCTCACATTTAACAGGTCACATAGATCAGACACATTTAACAAACCGTGTAGATACACAGTCTTATGTCTGTGCGTAGGTTCTAAGGTCTTAAAATGGTGCATGCTGCACATCTCCTTCGGGTAATTTAACCTCTAGTTCTTTGACTTCTCTGATCCACCAAACTCGGGTCCCGGTCCACTTTCCAGCCTCGTTCTTGTATTTGTAGATCGCGTTACAATCTTCGTTGTCGTTCATTTGTTTCAAGCGTTCTTGCATCTGAGGTCTGCTAAGTTTTGTAAACCCACGTTGTTTCAAGAACTCCTGCAAGCCTTTTATCTTGAAGTATGTTTTACCGTCCTCTGTCCAGGGTTTACCTAGCTCCAGTTCCTCTGGGGACATTGCTCTAATCCTGGACGTGCAATACATTTCAACTAACTCTTTAAACTGACCACCTGTAGTCAGTTCTTCTGCAACTTCTATCGTTGCTGCGTTAACCATCATTTCGTTAACCATAGGTTGCCACTCGCTTGCTTTCAGCAAAGGAGGCATGTAATTAAGTTGCTCCATACATGCTTCTTGAAACTGTAAAGGGATCTGTAGTTGTTTGGTGGTTAGCTCCAGACGTTTCCCGTCTACGTCAAGAAAGTACAAACGTGGCTCTGATAGTAAAATAGTAAGTCCACCTATATTTGGCATGGTGTCATCTCTTTGCCCCACACCATACGGTCTGGTCTTGCACAAAGATTTGTTACAGTGAGAGCACATTGGTTCTTCTTTACACTGATACCCGTACTCTTTTTTATCTAACTGAGCCTGGGTCTGCACAATCTCAGCTGCCGGTAGCGGTGGTGTACAGTGCTTTTGATTAACTTCCTCCAGGTGCTTCTTCCAATCTTCTGGATACTTTTTTCTAAGATATGTGCCGACATTGAACATCACTTTATTGCGCGTTCCTTCTGGAATACCGTTGCTTAAAAATAATTGAAGACACGGAGGTGCATCTGAAAAAAGCTCCCGTTGAGTGCCAAAGTCAATCTTCTCTAAATCACCAAGAGATACTGTTTTCTTGTCAACAAGGTCAAGGAAATACTCTAGGTCTAACGCATCACTGGTTCCGTTGATTGCGTAGCGCGTGGTTTGGTCTGCAGCAAAATACGGAAGATTGATAAAGTTACCGACATCGCCTCGCTCCACAAGAATCTGGTCCTGTTTTGGAAAGATCTCACAGCCTGAGTAACCAATTGCTGCAGCAATCTCGATTAAATATTCACGAACATCTACAGCCAGGTACCAATCATCAAGAAACAAAAACAAATGCGCACCGCCAGACTTTGATCGACACAGCACTACGGGTATGTTGTGCTCTTGTATCTTGTCCGCCAGCGCACGATGGTCCATTGGGTATGTATCAATGTCGATAGCCCCAAACTTGCATTTGTTGTCGCTACGAATAGGAATTTGCCCAACACCTGTTTCACCTTTCAGGTGCTGGGCAACAAGGTCTTCCGTGATTGGCTCTCGGACAACGAAACTTTTTGCTTCTGTTTTACCGTTGCGTCGAGTGTTCCCTATCTGTGTCTGCCCATGTGCTACGTCCGAACCAGCGAACGCAGCCATGAATCTTTTTGTAATAGACATAAATTAGAAAGCGTCAACACTGTCTTTGTTTGTGTTGTCGAGGTCTTCAGCCACCGCTTTTGCCTCTCCAGATTGAATGGACTTTCTAAATGCTATAGCAGCATCCAATGTTTCTTTGTCTTCAACAAAGCCATCGTGTTTGACAGCCCAGTTAAACCAGGTACCCATGTCATTTGACTCTTCTACAGAGGTCAAATGCCATTTAGTCCCGAACAACGGCGGACGAACAAGCTCGCCGGTCTTTGGATGCTTCATGTGCAGCATTGTTAGTTGTGTCTTCCAACGCTTAGAAACCTTCAAACCAGAAGACTTCATGTCCACAATGCCAAATCCAGGTACACCAGAGTCATCCATGACCAAACAATAATGTTGGTCTGACTTTACTAGCTCGTTGCCATCAGGCAGGGTTTCTGTTGATCCTGTCCTGACCGCCTTTGCAATGTCTGGGTCGTCTTTGGACATTTCACCTAAGAATCCACCGCCACTAGCTCTGGGCACGAACTTGAGATATTTAGTCTCTTGGTAACAGGGTATCACCGTGATACCTGACTCACCTTCCCACTTTTGTCCGGTGACTGTGTTGAAGATGTCCCCGTTTGAGGCACCTTCTATATATGCGGGATCACGTTTACTAAGTTGTGGCGACAACGCCTGTAGTAAACGCACAAACGGTATTTGTAACTCGCTTGTGTCGTAATCCAGGCCCTCGCCCTCGTGTGACGAAAATACATCTAACACATCCGCAGGTAGGTTAGACTCTTTATTAGTTACTGCTTTGCTCATTGTTACTTCCTCTTTATCTCTGCAGTTTTTGCAACATACGCCCCGAACATATCTAGATCAATCGGCAAGCCCTTTTCCACGCGCTCTTTTACAAACGCTTTCAAAGTCATCGCATGAATATGCGTTTTGCTTTCTGGATGGAACCCTTGTTTTTCTAGGTCTAGCATCATGTCCCTTGCTTTTGTGTCCTCGTCTTTACCGAAGGACAGGATCACATCGTTTTTAATGATGTCATCCAAACCGTTGTCACGAAGCCATTGATATGCCTCGTCTCTACGATCTTTGGGGATTGAAGCAGAAACAAACGGTTTAATGGTTACGGACACCTCGTCCACATCTATACGAGTCATCCCCATTTCGCCCATCAGATCAGGAATACCCTCTGTCTGAATCTTGTGCTTCTGCTGCTTAATTGCTTTTACAGCGGCTTCTGCTTGCTCAAGATCTTTGTTTAAGGTCTCAAGCTGTCGAACGAGATGCGACAGACTTTTACTCGAAGTCGAATCGACATCTGTCAGCTGGTTAGCAGCGTCCAGTATTTCTTCAAACAACATAGTTTCACTCATACAAGTACATCCTCTTCAGGTTAAGTTAGTATTGACTACCGTGACACAGTTTGTTACGTTGTGACACGAAATGCAACATTAACTGAGGAGAATATGCCTGTCAACTATTATTTTAAAACGACCCCATACGACCATCAGCTAAAGGCTTTGGACCAAAGCTTGAACCGAGACAGCTTTGCTTTCTTTATGGAAATGGGAACCGGTAAGTCGAAGCTGTTAATCGACACTATCGCCAATCGGGAAGACCTTTCTTTTATGGCTGTGCTGGCACCAAAGGGTGTCTATCAAAACTGGGTGGTCAAAGAAATACCAGAGCATCTGCCAGAGAACAGACCGTATCGTGTAATCCAGTGGAGAGCGCAACCAAACAAAGAGCAAAAGGAAGAGATGAGGTCTGTGGTTGAGCCGTTTGAGGGCCTGACCATTTGGGTGATGAACGTCGAAGCCATGTCTACGTCAAAAGGATCACAAGCTCTGTTGTGGCTGGCAAAACGCTTTGGCGAAAAAGGTATGATTGCCCTGGACGAGTCCACCACAATCAAGAATGCAAAAGCAAAACGGACGAAGAATATTGTAAAAGCAGCACATATGTTTGCCTGTCGTCGCATCCTGACCGGCAGTCCAGTTACACAATCACCTTTGGACCTGTTTTCACAGTGTGAGTTTCTTGGCCCTCGGTTCTTGGGCTACGACAGTTACTATGCTTTTCAAATCAGGTACGCAATCTTACAAAGACGCAACGTGGGTAGTCATCAGTTCTCACAAGTTGTCGGCTATCGGCACATGGAAGAGTTATCTGAAAAGCTAGATCGGTTTAGCTATCGTGTATTAAAGAAAGATTGTCTAGACCTGCCAGAAAAAACATACATTGCTCGACAGGTCACACTAACTGATGAACAACGTAGAGCATACTGGGAAATAAAGAATGAAGCCTTGACTGTGTTGAACAACGAGCTTGTATCAGTCAACAGCATAATGACGCAAATGATTCGGCTGCAGCAAGTGTTATCCGGTCACATCAAGACTGACAACGACAATACGGTGTCTTTACCAAACAACCGGATCAAGGCTGTGCTTGAGGTCTTGGACGAGACCAGTGGCGGTGTGATTATTTGGTCTAGGTTTAGACACGATATCCAAGAAATACAAAAAGAAATAAGCAAAAAGTTTGGTGAAGAGTCTGTTGTTTCTTACTACGGAGACACAACAGACGACGAACGAAAACAGGCTGTGCAGTTATTTCAAGACCCTAGTTCAAGTGTACGGTTTTTTGTTGGCAACCCACAGACAGCAGGGTTTGGTCTGACGCTCACCGAAGCCAATACCGTGATCTACTATGCGAACGATTTTAACCTTGGCACCAGGATGCAGTCAGAAGACCGTTGTCACCGTATTGGACAAAAGAACCCCGTGACATACATCGACTTGTTGACCCCAAATACAATCGACGAACGTATCGTCAAAACGTTACTTAAGAAAATAGATATTAGCGCAAAAGTTTTAGGCGAGGAGGCCCGTGAATGGTTACAACTAACCCCAAAGTAGAAAGGTGTTTACAAGTTATTAAACAGTACAAGTTTGGCAACAACACATACGAAAAAGCACTTCAAGAAATGCATTATCTTTCAGGGCTGTCGCCGTTTGTCTGCGATGCTTTCCTTAGTTACATAAAAAAGGATAATATAGTCGAGTTCCCTACCGGCGGCAGAAAGTTAGATGGCTAAACAAAAACGCGACCCTACTGGAATCACTGGTCAAGGACTTGGTAGTTCTTTCAGTGAGTTCTTTCGGGGGCAAGGCGATGATGACAGCTACATCGAGCAACTGGGTAGAGGACTAACTAAAGTTCCCGGAAAGGCGCAAGAGTTTCTGTCACAGGATATCGGGGACATTGCTGAAGATGTCACGGACTTTGGGGTTGCTTTTGGACAAGAGGTTGCCAAACAAGCCAAAGAAAATCCATTAAAGTTTGTTGCTGAAACATTCACTCCGTATGGTTACGCTGTCTCTGCAAAAGAGACCAGGGATCTGTTAGAACAAGCAGATGCTCTGCGTGCACAAGGTCAAGTTGAACAAGCAGAGGGGCTTGAGGCACTGTCTACAGTTGCTCTGTTAGACCTAATTCCTGGCGGCCGGTTGTTCAGGAAGGCAGGAAATAGACTTGAGATTGCAGACGACATTCCTGACCAAAATAGAAATAATTTCCCTATACCAGATCGCGGATCCAGTTTTAAACCAACTAAAGAGCCATTTATACCAAAAGGCAAAATCGGTATAGACCAGCTTGAAAGCGGAATCATTGATAAACAACCCAAAAATCTAAAGGAGGCGGCTAGAAAGGCCGGTATTGCCTCGATTGTGACAGGTAAAAAGGGACAAAAGCAGATTGATCCTGAGTTGTTTAGAGAAAACATAAGGTCGTTTGACACTACAGGCGACCTTGTAGTCACGTCAAAGCCAATTAACAGAGGAACCCCAGAACATCCAAATATTGGCGGAGAAGACCCTGAAGGAACAGCCAAAAACGGTAATGCCGGTGTTGTGTCTTTCTTTAAAAGACCACCCAGTGGTGCTGCAGCCGAAGCCGATAACCTCGGTCCAAGAAGATCGGTTATACAAAATCTTATTGGACCTAGTCTAACCCAATACATAAATTCAGTTAGAGGAACAACTGCAGAGGCGCACGAGTACAATGCAAATTTTGATGCACCAATCGTCACAGAGATCCCGCCTGCCCCTATAGATGAATTGGTTGAAACCGAATTAGAGCGTTTAAAAACAAGCAACTTTGGTTTGAGCGAACAGTACGAAAATGTTGTCGGTAAGCTCCTTAACGATGAGTTGTTTAAGAAAGAGCTTAAAAACGCGATTGGAACAAGAAGGTTTAAAGACTTTAATAAAAAAATCGCCGCAGTAAGCACAGCTTCAATAAATCCAGCTGTGCTTATTCCATCTGACGTTACTGACAACTTTAATAGGCGAATAGTTGAATCGTTTGATGTTACAAATCCAGAGGGAATTGGCCCATCAACTGCATCAAGAGGAGACCCATTAGGACATATAAATGTAACCTTATTTAGTCGTCTTGGCATGAGTCCCGATGACATGGGCCGTTTAATGGCTTATGCAGAACAAGAGGGACTAGATACCGTTTCAAAATCGTTAACAGACCAAATGAATTTTGTTCGGGCTATCTTAGAATCAGTGGAAAGAAATCAAAACTTACCTTTAGATCAACAAGACATGGCAGAAACATTATCGGTATACAACGAACTAAGAGATGCTTCTAGAGATTTGATTCCGGAATATACGGCAAGTGATCTTATTGAATTAGTCGATAAGGCCAAAGAAAAATTTAAAAAACAAAAATTAGAGGTAAAAGACATTGCTCTTTCCTTAGCGAGATACACCAACAATTTTGTGTTTGACAAAAATCTTACGTCTTCATTACGCCGAGACACTTCTTCCCCTGTGACTCCAATCCAGGCTTTGTTAGGATCAGAAGAGTTATATACAGGACCAGGCCAAGGGTTTAGTTTTCGTAGAACGGGTAAAAAGCAGCTACACAACGATTACAGACCTGGAGTGATCAGTTCGGGTTCTAATCAAAGGCTTTTTTATAACGAAAACTTTGATGACGAGATAAATGCTGCGGTAGATGATGATGGTTTTGACATCAAGGGACGAGCAGATACTGACAAGCACAGTGAAGAGTTTCTTAGACCACTAGATCCTTATGTTGAAAAACACCACGGCGGATTTAGTCGAGTTACCGATAATTTTGTACTGACAAATACTGGTGGCAGGTTTTTTACTGAAGATGATGTTGGTAAGGACCTAGAGTTTGAACAAAGCTTACTGCCAAGGGAGTTTATTTTAAATTCAAGTGGTGATGTTGATACAAGTTACATGGGAGATGTTGGACCGCAGGGAAGTGTTTTAAGAGCCAGGCATAGTTTGGAATATCAACCCGACCCACGCGGACAAGCAAAGTATGGCAGCCAACCTGAGTACGACCAAGCCAAAGTATTATTAACAGCGGATATACCTGTACGTTTTCCAGCTACAACCTTTAAACAAAAAAGAGAAAATCTAGAAGCGTTGCAAAAAATTGCTGAAAACAAGGACGTGTTGATAAACAATCAAAATCCTACGATTAAAAATATGAAAAATAGACTGCACGTCGAAATCATACCCAAAGCTTATCGACTCGTGACATTTGGCAAAAGAGGGACAAAAGAAAAAGCAACCAATATATCCACGTTTCAAGAAGCAAATGTACCTCTTAATGTTGGACTAGATAATGGCAACATACCTCAACAATTAGTCACACAAAGATCAGATGTAGAAAATCTTGGAGGGGAACTGTTTGATGGTCCCACTGATCTTTACAAGGAGCTATCAGGAGGCAACATCAACAGCCAATACACAAGAGATATTAAGACTCTTTCTAAGGGCTTGGCTAAGTTTACAAAAGATTTAAAGAAACCTGTGGAAGAGCTAACTGAAACAGAGGTTGATAACTTACATCAACAGTATTTTGATGATCTTGAGCTTTTCAATGCGTTTAAACGTGCAAATAAGCATGTTGCCAACACAACTTTACTAACAACACAGCCCAGTGGGTCACCAAGGTTATCGGCTTCAGAAGAGACGAAAGTGCTCAATGAATCTGCGGTCAGATACTTTATGGACGAACGTATCTTGCAAAGAGGACCTAACCAAGTACAAAGAGATCTTTTAGGTGACACCACCCCTGAAATTATTCAAAAAGCCGAAGCTGAAGATCTTTTGCTTAGTAAAGATACTAAACAAGCTGCTGATTTTAATGAGGCTTTTGATACGGTCCAGGCAAAGCGGCAAACAAGAGACGGAACAGTTCAAGAATTTGCAAGACTAAAAGAACCAAATCCAGGAGAGTCTTACTCTCCCGATCTTTTTGGGTACATAGCGGCTAGTGATGCCCCAGAAATTTTTAGTAGATACAACGAATATCTTGGTCTCTCTGCGGGTGTTAACGAAATTTTTCCAGGATATGTGTACGGTTCAGCCCTTACGCAACAAAAACAAATTAAGGCTGCGGTGCTTGATGCAGTTAGGACCACAGACTCACAAGCAATTAGCTCTCCCGGAGCATTCAGAGTACAACTACCGGAGTTTAATCCAAACTTACCTGCCGATGAGGTTATTAATCCACAATACAAATACATGTCGGCTGGAGCGGGCTTTTTTAATAATCCACGTTTAATGGTTAAGTCGTCAGCTGGAAAAGAGCAGCATTATCCACAGGTTTATCCAGACATGCATCGTAATCATGTTTCAGTTGTAAAAGACCTAAACGCTGACTTACCCTGGGCGGAAAAAGGTGAAGTGCCAGAGGGTAAACCACGTTTTTACGCTGAGATATTACCAACCGGTAATATTCCAGACAGGGGCAAGAAGACACCAGACAAAAACGAAACAATTATGTTAAGGATTAGACCAGTGATTCGTTGGGATAAAGAGGCTGGCGACTACTTTAAAACAGAGCCGTTACCTTTTAGAGATGGTGGCTTGGTCAGCTTGCCCAAGATGGCTCCTGGTCTGGAGCCTTTGCTCAGAAAGTATCGTAGAGAAGGCACTCTCTCACACTTTATTTAAATCAAATGTGCTAGTGCCATTCGTATTGGCACCGTAGAATTGCGCAGCTTCAGCAATAAACGGTAGTTCTATCAAGCAGCGAGTGCGGTTCGCTGAGTCCATGCCCGCAAAGGCTTTATGACATGCAGCCAGGGCATCCCTTAATGCGTCGTGCCTAGTATCAGTGATGCCGATCTCAAACAACTTTTGAGATAACTCGTTGCCAGCAAAAACATTTGTTAGCGGCTTTGCTCCATTCATCATTTATTTTCCTTTATTTTTGTGCGTTCGTGTTCCCTGGCACGCTGCCCAACTAATTTTGCAAAGTTTGTTAGTTCGGTTTCGTTGGCTAAATACCCACGTCCACCAATGCGACACACACCTTCGATATGTTTGATGCCAGCTTGCAAGGCCAGTTCTTTGATTAGATTAGACATGACCGATTCCAAAGATTTAGCCCTAACATTTACAGGACCAGGCTTTTGACTAAACAGTAACTAGGAAACCTCCGAAGGATAGTTACTGCCAGCATCTCTGGCTTTCAACAGGAGGTCAGCCCTGTTAAGGGAGATACTTAGCAGCTTACTTAGTGAGTTAGGTAAGCTGCTAATAGGAGCGGTCCCAACCTTGCCCAATTTAAGACATTTGTTTCTCTACGTCCCTTACCGGGGCATACTGTTCTGGAAACAAATCAAAGTGATATTTTTTAATAACTTCTGCAGCCTGTCTAGTGATTGACCTGTTCTGCTTCTGTGCGCACTCCTTGAGCAATGCGTATTCGCCCAGGGGCACTGCAACGTTTCGATATCTGCCTTCACGCGCCATATTACTCGTCTGCCTTATGAAAAGTTGTTGGTTCTGTAGGCATTATACCCTCAAACTCATCATAAATATACAAATATTGAACACCGTGCTTCTCACCAAACTCTTCTCTGGTTAAATTTTCACAATCTTCCTGCAGTTGTTCTTGCAGATTGGTGTACGCTTTTTTAACTTCGCCCATTTTTCTTTAGTTCCTTGTAGATAGAAAAAAATATTGCTGCGTTAGCAGCAATGATTACAAAACCAGTAATTGACATGATCAAGTAATACGTTTGCGACTCAAATATTGTCATCTATTGGCTCTCCAACATCATCTTGTGTGTAACCAGAAAACATTTCTGGCTTGTACTTCTTTTTTAGCTCTTGCAGCGTCCACTCGTAGCAGTGATCACAAACATAACCAACCGGAAACGGAATGCCTTGCGCATCTTCCATTACATAAAGGTCGTCGTGTAAGTGACCGTTGGCACACGGGGACTCTTTGAAATTAATCATGGCATAATGTACGCATGAGGCGGTGGTGGCTCATCTTGGGGAACACCTCCACACTCGTACTCTGGTGCATATTTGGATCCCTCAAACAATTCATCAACTGTCCAATCACCAAAGTCTTGACCAAACTTGAATGTCTTATTTAACAACTCAACAAGTTGTCGTTTGTGTGTGATGTCGTACTCGGTGATCTTCATGTCGTCATGCGGACCTTTGACCTTGATCAGATATTTTCTCAAAGAAGGTTTGCTGCTAAAAAACAACACTTCATGCGTGTCGTGATTTAGCACTCTAAAAACTGTATTCATTTAATGTGTCTCCTGCGCAACGTATTGCGGTTCAGTTGATTTAAGAGGCTGTGCGATGGTTGCTGTGTAGGTGTCTTCTTTCTCAAGAAGTTCACTGTAGTTTTTTTCCGCCTCTGCATACGTGTCGCACGTTAAATAATGATCTGTAAAATCCTCAATATCTATCTTCTTTGTCCATACGACTAAAAACATCAGTGCATGCTCCTCGTTTCTGATTCTTCTTCATCATCTTCATCATCCCCCCAGCCACAAAACCTGTGGTTGACGTCATGTAAATTAAGGTAGCCAATGACTCGATATAGCTTTTCTCTGTCTGTAAACGTGTCGCTATCAACATGAACCATAACCTCGGTTGCGACTTCTGCTCCCTCCTTATAAAATTTTTCGTAAGCCGGTACGCACATTAACCTGACAATAAATTCATCGTCGTCATTAGCCCAACAAAACATTACCTTAATCGGGTTCTTCTCTACTGGTTCATCAGTCCATACATCATGCTCCCCCAGGATGGCGGATAGTCCACCCATAACTTGCATCATGTCTGCAATCGATTTGTTAAGATCGTTTTGCATTTCTTGTTTAACCTCATCTTTGAGGGTTAGCTTTTTTGGTTTCACTAATCCATTCTCCTTTCCATATCAATGCCGAGGTTCTCTGTGTAGAGAACCTCGTAACCTTTACCCTCGCACCTTGCGCATCGATCAATGATCAATTCATCAACCGAATCCATGCCATGACCACCACAGTTGTCGCACTCCGCCTCGACATATACCGTGTCTTGGCGAAGCACAATCCGAAGTTGCTCAAACTGCAATATTGTTTTCATAGCGCATCGTACTCCTGCGGGTTTGTTGGCTCCCGAGTAGTGTAATACTCAAACGCACGGCCCTCGACAGCATCAAAGATTTTTGAACCAACTCCGCCACATACAAACTCTTGGCATCTGGCGATGCCGTCTTGGTCAAAGTCACTGAGTTTGTTCAAGGACTCTACCTCAACAGTTTTCAAGTGCCAGTAGTTCGGCTCGTGCGGATAGTTGCGCTCGTAGAACCATTGACACCGGACTTGATAGTAGTTGTCCTCGTCCCCTGCATCTGGGTCACCGTAGTATTGCTCGTTAGAGGTGTAATGACCTTCATTAATCAAAGCCTTGCCTCCAAGCTTCTGATCTCGTCGTCAATATACATACGAACGAACTTCAGACCCAACAGCGTTGTTTGTCTGCTGAACTCCTGTGCGAACTGCTTAGACACTTCTTGCGCAGCGTGTCTCTCAGCAATTTTCGTGGCGTGATACGCCACCTCTTCTTTTGCCTTGGCTATCACTGCGCGTTTCTCTTCCACAGATTGCGGATCCTTTGCAGCCTGTTGTATTGTTTCAATAATACGTCGGCTTGCATTTTCCTCCTGCCATGCCTTGCGGATTATGTGCGCGTATGAGTTAACACACCCCGTCGCAGCAACAATATCTTTTAGCGTTGCTTTTGGGTTTTCGTTTAAGAAAGCGATGATTTTCTGCTTTCTCTTGCCGAACCTGATTCTTTTCGCCATTTTATGCTCCTTTGTTGAATCATTTGGTTTCGATCTAGTTAGACCGACAATGCGCTCCGCAGAACGCATTGGCAGGTAACTACCTGTGACTGAACTGACCAAGACAGAAGACCAAATCACCGTTTGGCAATGTGCCCCGAATTAATTTATACGCCGGTGTGTCTCCCTCTCTTGGGCAATACTCGTCAAGAAGGCGATAGGCCATCTCTCTTGCTTGCTTATTAAAGTCCATTTCGTAATCCATACTCTCTACGATGGCATCCCACCCCTTTGCAAAGACCTTGATCCTTGAACCTCGGTGCGTGGTCGGGGCTAGGTATTTAGCTACGATTGCTTTCATTACATTTCCTCCCAGCTAATAAGTTGAACACTTTTACTGTTTTCTTCTTGGATTTCCTGGTGGGTTTTACCAACCATCCACTTGGGTTGGTTGGGAGATTGTCTGAGCCGTATCCAATCATCGGGGCATACATACGAATGGTATCTTCGGACAAAGACCTGCTTTCGGCTGCCCTTGTAAAGATCGTATGACTTTCTTGTAAAGACAGAATTTTGATTTCTGTGGAAAAACAAAGTCGATGTCCATTCGGTAGCGTACAAAACTCTTTGTACTGTTGATGCTGTTCTGCCAATTCCTCCCGAGTAAAGAACGTACCTAGTCGGCTCTCGGTAAATGTGTTCTTGCCTCTTGTCCATGTGCTGTTCTTCATCCCACATTGTAAATATCTCCTAGTTTTTACGTCTGTCCATTGTAAACAACTTTTAAACAAAGTCAAGTTTACATATAACACTAATTTTTTCAAAAAAAGTTTTTTGTTTTTTCCTGACAATTTGACGTTACAAACGTTACAACGTTACAAACGCTCTGTAGGTCAATAAATACAGTCATCTTTTTGGAACACCCTGGTTACGTTTGTTACACTTTTTATGAGGCATACTGACTCGTTTTTGATTTTGCCTGTTAATTAAGTTAATTTTCGTCACAGAACTGTTATAGGGATTTGTGCCAATGGTCGATAGAGTCGTTAAAAGAATTGAAGAAGAGACAGACCGTAATCTAACGAACAGGCAAAAAACATTTGCTCGATTGATCGTTGATGGCGTGTATACAAACACTGAATGCGCAAAACGTGCTGGTTTCTCAGCACAGACCGCAAGGATCAAAGCGTCCTGTCTTTTGAACGGTCGAGACTTTCCACACGTTGTTGAATACATCAAAGAGCTACGCCATGAACGTGAACAAAAATATGGGGTTACGTTGATCGGGCAACTGCAACGGCTGTCTGAGTTATCCAAATCTGCTGAAGAAGCGGAGCAGTTTTCAGCAGCAATCAACGCAGAAAAAATTAGGTCTGCCCTTGGTGGGTTGACTATTGACAGGCGCGAAAACATTAACCGATTAGATGACATGAGCAGGGCCGACATTCTGGCTAGATTGGCCGATCTTCAAAAGAAGTATCCGCACGCGTTTATTGAGGGAGAGTTTAAAGATGTCACGGGGTCCAGAAGCGAACTTTTGGAATGCGATCAAAAACAAACTTCCGACAAACTGTAAACACTGGCGGGTTGAAAACCGCAACGGTAATGGGTTTCCAGACGTATATGCCGTTTTGGATGGTTTTTGTTTTTGGTTAGAACTAAAAGTAACAAAGGCTAACAAGGTTTCCTTGTCCCCTTTGCAAATCTCTTGGCATACCTCGCATGCGATCTCCGGTGGTGTTTCTTTCATCTTAGCCAAGCACCTCGGATCGGGTGATGTATTTTTGTTCGAGGGCCAAGATGCGATAGCCGTGGCACGAAACGGTTTGAAGCATGAACCTTTGTACCGTGGCACGGTGTCCGGTGCGCTCCAGACGATTGCGCACTGCGCAGCAGTGCGCCTTTCTCCAGCCCCCAGGCAGCAGCACCAGCAAAAAATTGCGCGTTGTTGATTGCGCACTGCACAGCAGTGCGCACCAGCCGGGAACCAGGCAGCAGCAACCTGAAAAAATTGCGCCTCGGTGATTGCGCATCGCTGCGCGATGCGCAGCAGCCGGGTAGCTGCGGCAGCAGCAACAAAAAAAGGGCGACGCTTTCGCGCCGCCCTCCTTCGAGGTCGGTCGGGGTTACCACCAACAAGAGTAGATGACCTTGTTTCCTTGTTCGAGTTCAGCCTTTGCCCATTCAATGAAGGCAATGTCTTGGTCTTTGTATTCCTCTTCGGACTCGTCTTGGAACTGATGCCCGTAGAAAAAACCGCCTTGACTCCTCGGCATCTGGTTGGTTTGCATCTTTCGTTCGAGTTCAGCAATGTCCACCACATCGAGTTCAAGCTGTCCGCAGTTAAGCTCGACAGCAGATAGGCTAGTTTTTTCGACGAACTTTTGTTCCATGAATTCCTGCAGTTTGGCGTGTTTACGCCAAACGAATTGATGCTCGTGTCCCTCTGCGTTTTCTTCTTCTTCGCGTTCCCGCGCCCAAGCGTATTGATCGAGTCCCATGACTGTCTCCTATTTTTATTAAACGTGGCAAAAGCACCACGGTCAAAGTGTCTCATAACTTGTTCACTTTAAACAATAATACTATAGTCTAATTGCGCTTCGACGATTGCGTCTTGCTTCGCAAGACGCACGGAACCAGGCAGCAGCTTCGGATTGCGTTTCGACGATTGCGGTTCGCTGCGCGAACCGCACTAGCTGTCCAGGCGGCTGACATAAAAAAAGGGCGGCCCGAAGACCGCCCATGAGGGAAAGATTATTGTGCAAAAGGAATATGCTTTCTAAGCTGCACATCTTCTATCAACAATTGTTGGTCTCTTGGATGCTCTTCTTTCAGCCTTTCCATGGCGTGCTGATATGCTTCTGCGGCTGACTTGATGCCGTAAAGGGTGAAGCAATCATAGTCTACCCACTCGTTGCCGACGCGTGTCTGCAGGTTAAAAGTTGCGCTCTCGTTCCATTCGATACGGACACGATATCCATTGTTCCAGGTTCTCCAGTATTTCATTTGGCTGCCTCCGCAGTTTTTTGAGTTTGAAGAAACTCAATAGCTTTTTTTAGAACATTCGGAACGTTTTCACTGTCTCGAAACTTTGCTACAAACTTTGAGTAATAGTGCCCATCGGGACTTATTTTGTTAGAGGTATAAAAGAGTTTACTCAACTCCCCAAACTTTGGACTCCATGTAAACTTATGGTCTTCATGTTCTCCGCCTGGTTTCTTAATAGTTATCACAAGGTTACGGTTATCGTGTCCTCTGTCATACTCTTTGTCGTATTTAATTGATTGTATGAACATTTGATTCCCTCATGTTATTGGTTGGTGGTGCTTCGCGAAGCACCAGGTACTACACTACAGTATTGTTTAAAGTACACAATACTACCTTAGTCTAATTGCGCTTCGACGATTGCGCCTTGCTTCGCAAGGCGCAGCAGCCAGGATTTCTTCGTAAGCCAGGCAGTGCGCTTCGACGAGTGCGGTTCGCTGCGCGAACCGCTGCAGCCAGGAACCAGGCAACTCAAATAAAAAAGGGGCATCCGAAGATGCCCCTGTTCTTGGGAGAACCCCTTACTCACTTTCGTGTTCTTTTGGTAGTTTATCAACCAGGATTTGAATATTGGTGACTGCATAGTATAACAAGCCGCGAGCATCAAGAGCGACACCGTGCTCATACCAATCAGCCAGTCCCCACTCGATAGTCTTTTCAGCTAACTCGGAAATGGTGATTAAAGCTTCTTCAAGATCCTCTCTCGAAGTCTTGGCCTCGATCACACTTTCTTCCATGTCTGAATAGAGTTCGTTTACTGGTTGTGCTTTTTTGAATGATTCCATAATCTTATTCTCCCAATTCATGGCAACATCGCCATAGTTCTAACTATACTAGGTTGTGCATAGTAAACAACTAGACATTAGTCTAATATACATGGTGCAGCGCACAATTGCGCACCAAAAGAGTGCGTTTCGCTGCGCGAAACGCTTTAACCAGGCGCAGCAGCTGGGCATAAAAAAAGGGGCAGCCGAAGCTGCCCCCGTGGGGAGAACTATCACTCTTGATCGGGTTCCCAATTCCGAACAAACTCGCGTAGCCTCTCGGCATCCGCGCTTATCTCGTCTTCCATCTCGTCCGCAACTTCGGTGGCTAACCGCTCGACTGTTTCTGACAGCATGGTCATCATCGCAAATTTTTGCTCTCGCGTTGCATTCGATGAATCAAAATTAACCAGACGATCTAAAGCAGGGTTGCCGCTGACCTGACCCGTGTGCTGATCAGCCCAAAGTTCTTTGGTTGTTCCTGTCGGAAAACCCAGGATCTGATCATACCGCGAGTACAAAGTATCGAGGTATTGTTCGCGTGTAACGCCTGTACTTGTAGCACCGTTGGTTGGATCCAGAGCAGACTCGCGCAAAGCACGCGCCAACTCTTCAGGATTCATAACGCCATTAAAAAAGGCTCTGTCTAAATTTGGCATGGTATCTCTCCCCAGTTACCGGTGGCGGTATTGCCACATCCCAGATTGTCTCATACCTTGTGCACTATGAACAACCCCTATGGTCTTATACTTTAGTCTAATGCGGATCGCCGAGTGCGGTTCGCGCAGCGAACCGCTATACCCCTACGGGGGTTACTTGGGGTAAACCTATACAACAACGGTAACAACAGAAGGGGGGCACCCCCTATAACAGGGGTACATACAACATATACAGTGTGTATATATAAGATTGATAAATTTATTCAGAAATAGTTTCATTGGGCACCCCCTAAAACTGAGGTAAAAGCCGTTTGGAGTCCCAGAGCCAAGAAAAAATGCCCATGCGAATTCATTTGAACCTCCCAGGTGCGCCGTTAGTGGAGAACACTTTGTTTCTGATGGCGCAGTCTGACACGCACCGTTTTTACAATGACCGTGATATTGAGAGATTGATCCTTGCACCTAGGGACTATGACAAGTTGTTGGTTGCTTATGATGATCAAGCCAACCCGATTGGTTTTAGTACGCATGCGTTTTTATCTTCTGAAGCGGAGGAGGGTTACCTGACTCGGAGCAGGAAGCTGCAACCGATGGATTTTGAAGGAGAAGATGGTACTCTATGGTGCATAGACTTCGCTGCCCCGTTTGGAGACTGTGTTCATGTTATGCGGGTGATGCGGAACTGGTGTAATGAGCGGTATGGTCCTGGGATGAAGGCTAGGATATACCGGAGCCTTAGAAACCACATAGGGTGTTTGGTCATATGATTCACGATCCTTGTATGTTCCCCCAACTAAGAAGTGACAAGCGAAAGAGTGACGATTGGTTCCTTGTTCGCATGGGCTGTTTTAATGGTGACCCTGACGGAGAAGGTTCTGGAAAAGGCGGCGCAAGTGATCTTGGTGATGCAGGAGAGGCGATAGCCTCTGACGCAGACTCAGCGTTAGGTTTTGAAGATGATGAAGCCGCTGATTATCAAGATCGTGTAGACGAAGCCATGAAACAGACTCGTGATCGAGGTGATGATACGGACGAGATTGAAGATTATTTTGATAGAACTGAGGTTGTAGACAGACGTGCCCCCATAGACATTCCAAGAATACAAGGTATTCCAGACATCGACTTTGACGAAGAGTCTGACAGAAACGAAAGCCCTTTAAATTTTGCCGGGGACCCTCGAAATTTCCCAGGAGGAGAAAGGGACCTGCAGCAAAGGAACCGTGAGTTTGAAGAGGCAGTCGAGAGACAAATACAAGCAGACCGAAAGGCAAGAGCAGTTGGTGCTGACGGCCCTGATCCCGTGGATATTTTTGATTCTTACGATCCTGATGAACCAGAAGGCGGTGCAGGATCGTTGACGGCCCTTCGCCCAGACCTGGCTCGTGATCCTTCTCGTCCCCCAGTTAGTATTGTTCCTGCAGCTACAACTCCAGCAGAGCAAATAATAGCTGAAGCTCGTGGTAAACAAAGAACATCTGATCAAACAGCACAAAGTATAGCTGAAGCTGCCCCCACCCCTGAAGGGGTTCAAGAGGATGTGCCGTTCTCTATCAGAACAATGCGGGGTCCCACGTTTTCGCCAGATCCAGAGGAATTTCAACAGTTTGACGAAACAGACTATTTAGATTTAGGAAAAATTGGACCGGCACCTCCAAAAGGGGAGGAAGACAACAGAGCGTCGGACAGTCTTGTTGAACGAAGAGAAAGAGGCATTGCTGCTGCAAGAGCGGCTGCGGCCCAAAACCCTTTGGCACAATCTCCAGATCTTAAAGGAATACAGATTGGAGACGTTAATATTCCGTTAGGTCCTGCAGGAATGGTGGCTCAGGGTATCGCTACTGTAGGTACAGACATTTACAATACTTTTGCAAATCCCACAGCAAAAACCATCGATAATATTCAGAACAAAGGCCACGGTGCGGTGTACGGTGCCGAAGGAAACCTGATTGGCTCTGTTGATCCAGACACTGGTGCTGTTCAGGCGACAGAGGGCAACGCTTTTAACCCTGAACTAGAGCCTTACTTTGCTGAGTATAGGGAGCGACAAGAAAGAGGTCGTGGTGATAACGTTGCTCAACCTATATTACCTCTTGCGGGACAAGAACCAGTGCCCGTGGCCCCCGAATCTTACATTGGACAACCGATTGTACAGCCATATCAGTACACGCCGGCCCCACCAGTGCAGTTTTCGTACACTGGAATACCAACTTTGGCCCCGACAATGTTAAAACCGACGTTTCAGGCGCAAGAATCATTCTCGCCGTTGTTTAATTTAGGCCAAACAAGGCGTAGTTAGTGTCCTTGGCCCTCGATTCTTTGCCTGATGAGGTCTTGAAAGAGGTTTTAGCCCTCAAAGAGGCGAAAATTAGGCTTGATACACGCGAAAAAGCGCAAAATCAGTTTATGCCTTTCGTTCATCATGTCTATGATGGCTTTATAGAGGGTCGTCATCACCGAATTATTGCTGAAAAGCTCGAAAAAATAGCAACTGGGGAGCTAAAACGGCTGATTGTAAACATGCCGCCCCGTCATTCCAAGTCAGAATTCGCTTCTTACCTCATGCCAGCGTGGTTTTTGGGGCGAAACCCTAAATTAAAGATTATTCAAGCAACCCATAACACGGAATTAGCGGTCAGATTCGGTCGTAAGGTCCGTAATTTGATAGAAACGGAGAGTTATTATGAAATCTTCCCAGAAACCAGGCTCAAAACGGACGACAAAGCGGCAGGACGCTGGGGCACCGAAGCAGGAGGCGAATATTTCGCAGCAGGAGTCGGTGCAGCCGTCACCGGTCGGGGAGCCGACCTCTTCATCATTGATGACCCACATTCGGAACAGGATGCCCTTAGTGAAGGAGCGTTTGACAACGCTTACGAGTGGTATACGTCAGGTCCTCGCCAACGTTTACAACCGGGTGGCGCGATTATTCTCGTAATGACGCGCTGGGGGACGAAAGATCTTACTGGCAGACTGCTAAAAGCACAGTCTAACGACATTATGTCAGATCAGTGGGAAATTGTGGAGTTCCCAGCCATTATGCCGTCAGATAAACCGCTCTGGCCTGAGTTTTGGAGCACTGACGACTTATTAAAAGTTAAATCTGCACTACCCGTTGCTAAATGGAACGCACAGTGGCAGCAACAACCAACTGCTGCAGAGGGTGCCATTGTAAAACGTGAGTGGTGGCAACCCTGGGAGAAAGAAGATGTACCGCCGGTCAAATACATCATGCAATCGTATGACACAGCGTTCTCGAAGAAGGAGACAGCGGATTACTCAGCAATCACGACGTGGGGCGTATTTCAGCCAGAAGAGGGAGGAGCAGACCACATCATCTTGCTCGATGCCCGACGAGGACGATATAACTTCCCGGAATTAAAAGAAGTTGCTTTAGAAGAATACGATTACTGGGAGCCTGATATGGTCATTATCGAAGCCAAGGCAACTGGTACGCCGTTAACGGATGAGTTACGCAGGACGGGTATACCGGTCCTAAATTATACACCCGGTAAAGGTCGTGATAAAGTGACTCGCATGCACACCGTTGCACCAATCTTTGAAGCTGGGATGGTTTGGGCACCAGATAAAAAGTTTGCAGACGAAGTGATCGAAGAATGTGCCGCCTTTCCCAATGGTGACCATGATGACTTTGTAGACAGTATGACTATGGCTCTGATTCGTTTTCGCCAAGGTGGGTTTCTCTCGCTGGAGGGTGACGAAGATGAAGAGATGTATGTACCAAGGAATAGAGAGTATTACTGATGTCTGTACCTCCAAATGAAATGACCGCAATGGTTGACTCAGCACTTCAAGCAGTTCCAGGCATGGAGGTAGAGGTGCCACAACCCGAAGACTTTTCTGGTGGTGCTCAGATTACACAGAACCCAGATGGTTCTGCCTTGATTGAAGCTCTTGCAGATCTACAGGGCATGGAAGTTGAGACAGGGGAGTACGAACATGATGCAAATTTGGCAGAAGCTCTTGACGATTCTATCTTGGGAGAACTTTCGTCGGAACTTAGAGAGCAGTACGAGACTGATCAAGAATCAAGAGCAGAGTGGGAAGAAGGCTACACCAAGGGACTCGACCTCTTGGGAATTCAATATCAGGAGCGGACACAGCCCTTTCAAGGAGCGTCAGGAGTCACGCACCCGATAATCGCAGAGTCAGTAACGCAGTTTCAGGCACAGGCATACAAAGAGTTGTTACCTGCTGGTGGACCAGTGCGCACAAACATTATGGGCACAAAGACACCAGAGCTAGAAGCCCAGGCGATTCGTGTTAAAGATTTTATGAACTACATGCTGATGGAGGTGATGGAGGAGTTTGATCCAGACACCGACCAGATGTTGTTCTATTTACCTTTATCAGGCTCAACGTTTAAGAAGGTTTACTTTGATGAAACGAAGCAACGACCCGTTTCTAAATTCGTACCAGCGGAGGACTTGGTCGTCTCTTATGCGGCGAGCGATCTCACGACTGCGTCGCGGATTACGCACGTTCTTCGCATGGACGAAAATGAAATTCGTAAGTTACAGGTTGTTGGTTTCTACAGAGATGTTGATATTTCGGCTGACTATGAGGCAGATGCTGACCCGGTCAAATCGAAAGTAAACGAACTGGATGGTGTTGAGAAAAGTGCAACAGAAGACCTTTACACCGTTCTTGAGATGCACGTTAATCTTGATCTTGAGGGATTTGAAGATGCTGACCAGGAGGGTAACCCAACAGGGATCAAACTGCCCTACATCGTAACGCTTGATCAGGGTAGCGGAGAAGTTCTAGCGATCCGCAGAAACTACGAAGAAAACGATACCTTGAAGCAAAAGGTGTCGTACTTCGTTCACTACAAGTTTTTGCCGGGTCTTGGTTTCTATGGCTTTGGTTTGATTCACATGATCGGTGGGCTGGGTAAAGCAGCAACATCGATACTAAGGCAACTAATTGATGCGGGCACCCTGGCAAACCTACCGTCAGGTTTCAAAGCGCGTGGCATTCGAGTTCGTAATGATGACGAGCCAATATCACCGGGCGAGTTCCGCGATATTGATGCACCAGGTGGTGACATCAGGAACAGCATTATACCACTACCTTACAAAGAGCCATCTGGCACTTTGGCGCAGCTTTTGACAGTTTTGATTGAATCTGGTCGTCGTTTTGTTTCCATAGCAGACCAACAAACTGGATCACCTGGTTCACAACAACAACCGGTCGGTACCACCGTTGCGTTGCTTGAGCGCGGCATGAAAGTTATGTCAGCGATACATAAGCGTTTGCACTATGCGCAAAAATCAGAGTTCAAGATGCTGGCTCGTTTGATTAGGGACAATATGCCTTCAGCGTATCCGTATGCTGTAAACGGTGTTGATCCAAGAATCAAACAGATGGATTTTGATGATCGGGTAGACATACTGCCTGTCTCCGACCCCAACATCTTTTCTATGGCGCAAAGGGTAACTTTAGCTCAGACACAACTACAGCTTGCACAATCAAACCCACAAATGCACAACTTACAGGCTGCATATAAAAGGATGTATCAAGCCTTGGAAGTGCAGAACATTGATGAGATTCTACCGCCCACACCAGAGCCACAGCCTACAGATCCAGGGATTGAAAATGCTCGTGCATTAGCTGGTGAGATATTAACAGCGTTTCCAGACCAGGATCATGATGCACACATTGCCGTCCACGTTCCTTTATTGATGACACCTTTAGTTCAGGCATCACCTAGTGTACTGGGCATGCTCATGGCCCACTGTATGGAGCATATTTCATTCAAGGCTAGAAACATTGCACAACAAGAAATAGAAAGTGCGATGCAACAGATGGATCCGCAAATGGCACAGATGGCGATGCAATCTATGCCGCCCGCGCAGATAGAGTCTCGCGTTGCTCAGATAGAATCAGAGTTAGTAGGTGCATTTTTACAAGCAATTAACCCTGTGCAGGGAGAGCAGCAAGATCCTTTAGTAGCGATACGTCAACAAGAGTTAGCTATCAAAGCTATGGAGTCTGAAAGAAGAGCCGAGAGAGATCGGCTTGACATGAACCTAGAACAACAAAAACTACAGCAGAGAGCAGCAACAGATTCGGCTAGGATTGAGTCTCAAGAAGAGATTGCCGCACAAAGAGCAGAAGTAAATCGTGAGCGTATAGAGGCACAACAAAGGAGATAGTCATGCTCTTTGAAGCCATAGCCGTCGTTCAGACCGCAAACACCGCGATTGGTGCTGTGAAAGAGCTATTAAAAAACGGCAAAGACATTACTGATTGTGCCGAGCAGCTTGGTAAGTATTTCGACGCAAAGGCAGAGATTCAGAAAAAATCAGGCAGCTCACAGTCCAGTGGTTCCGATTTAGAAAACTTTCTCCACCTCGAAAAGTTACGCCAACGCGAGGAAGAGTTGAAGACCATGCTGATATATCAGGGCCGGGCAAACCTATATCAGGACTTCCTCAGGTACGCTGCAGAAGCAAAACGCAACCGTGATGAAGCACTGGAAGCTCAGAAAAAAGCGAAGATCGCGAAGCGTAAAAGAAACATGGCTTTGCTACGGTCTATGGTCATTGTATTTGTATGTTTGTTGGGATTGGCTTGTGTCGGTGGCTTTATATATTGGATCGCTTCTTTGAAGGCAGCATGACGCAGAAGAAACTACAAAAAGAATCTATCTACGCTGAATATGATAAAGACGGTGATGGTGTCATTAGTGACGAAGAGATGTCCCGCATCACATCAATCAAAGAAACTGAGACAGCCTTACGCA